ACTGCCATAATTGTCTAACCTCCTATTTTTTCTTTACCCCGAAGATACGGTCAAGTTCCGTGTCCACGGTCTGTTGCGTCTGGCCTCCGCTGGCTGCGCCCACCTGAATAAATCCAGTTGAGCCTGCCGCCTGGGGTTTCAGTGCCGGCACGTCCTCCAGCACCTTGTTCAGGGCTGCCTTAAGTGCCTCATCATTGATTTTCCCATCCTGCCCCGTGACCTGGCTTAAGTCAGCCATCTTAAGGACATAAGGAATTGTTTTGGCATCAATCCCCAGTGATACCGCCGTCATGGTGGCTGCACTGTCAACCATGGCCTTCTGGGCAATGGCCTGGGCCTGGGTGAGCTGCTGCTGGATTGCGCCTATATCTGGCTGCTGTGCCGCCTTCTGCTGCTTAAATGTGGCAATTGCCTGCTCCATCTCTTCCTGACTGAGCCCCTGCTGCTTGAAGTAGGCTTTCAGGGCCGTGTCCTCCTTAGCGGCCAGAGTCCCATCCAGCATCTGCTGTATTTTAGCATAATCAATTGCAGGGGATGCCTGCTGCCCTGTTTGGGTCTGTGTCTGCTGCTGATTCTGACCTCCTGCCGGCGGCTCAGCTCCTCCAGCTGCGGGCTCAGCAAATAACTGTAAGTTCATACGTTTCATAATCCATACCTCCATTTTAAGGGTGTCACCCTGTAATTTTTATTGCATCCCTTGTCATCAGTGTCGCTGGCCACGCAGCAGTTTAAAGCCTTGCTCGTGTTTGGGCGTAAAAATAGCACCCAGGATAGTCCTGCGTGCTTAACATAATCTACAACCAGTCCGTTTCATGTCTCTCGTTACAGCCTTAATAATTTCGTCTACATCCAGATGTGCTGTAACATCCGTGGAAACTTTCGTCACGGCCGGCTCGTAAGTTGCAAGGAAGATATCCGGCTTACACGGATATATCTCCCCAGCTACACCACGGATAATGTAATCCCCCACACTGGCCTCATGTACACCTTCCAGAGTCCGAATCATGAATTTCACATCCGGTGTCCCTGCATTTTCAAACCACGCCATCTTGCTTTTGATAGCCTCGATAATCCATTCAGGGTCATCCTCCTGCTCCGGCCCTCCCGTCCACTGGAATGCCTCAATTACCACTGGTTTTTTCCTGTACTTCATCTATGTTCCTTTCCGTTGCGATATTGCAACACTAAAATACCACCTGCCATTACTGACTGGTGGTATCATGCTTCTTTTTATATTCTTCCAATTCTTCCTTTGTTGGCATTTTGAAATCCATAGGACTTTCATCCTGTACAAATACAGTGCCCTTAGGATATTTCTTTCCAGGGATAATGTCCCTTATATACACCCTGTTCCCCATCATTTCTCCTCCATGAAATACTGCAGGCCATGCCGCTTCGCAAATTCGTTAAGAATACGCGCTTGATACTCAATGGCATAATCTTCAGCATACGTTATAATCCCCTCATTGCAGTCCCTCAACATCCCCTCCTCAAGGTCAGCCATAATTGATGCATATTCATCTGCAATTTTCTCCATGGTATCTAATTCAGATGGCCATTCCAGAGGCCTCCGCATTACGTATACACCATCCCGGCCAACTGCCCTCAGTTCTTTTAATCCGCTTGTATACAACATAAAAATGTCTGCATCTGAAAATGTGGCTCCCGAAGGATGGTTGTGCGTCAGTACACCTCCTGGCATTGCGTCCCATTCAATATCATCATATTCCACTTCATGCTGTCCCCCATGTTTCTTGAATATCCTTTTTCCCTGGGAGTCATACAAGATAGCATATTCGCTCTTATGACCAGAAATAGACGCCTCGTCAAGCCTACGCCTCTCAATCGCATCATCTGCCCAGCCTTCTGTCTTTATTATATCATGATTGCGGTACTGCCCTTCCATTCCTTTTTCCTGACCCGATAAAGCCCCTTATTGTCAGGGTCAAGAGAATATTCTTCCAGCCGCCCATATTTCTCTACCTGCCTTGCAGCATACTTCCGTTCAGCCTCCTGCTGATTGGCCTGGCCGATGTCTTCCAGCTCTTCCTTGGTCCAGGTATCGTCCGCCGTGGATATGCCAGGGAAGTATGTTGTGTGGCTATCCTTGCATCTGGGATGATACAGGCCAGCCGCAATGGCCTTGCTCATGAGAGGATACGGACCATCGGACTTCTTTCCGCCTGACCACACATCATCAATCAGGACCTTTCCGACAAATGGCAGGCACTTAGGGCATGGGTTTCCCCGCTTGGCCATGATGACCGTGGAAATCCCCCACTCCTGCCTTTTCTCCCCTTCTCCCTGCAGGTAAGCCCGCTTGGATGCCGTCCGGATGGCCATGTCGGCATAATCTGCCAGAGTATGGCGGGCACCATTGGAATACTCCACACAGTTCAGTCCCTTGGAAAGCATGTCCTTGGTAGCCATATCCACGGCCTTCTCATAAGTGCCTGCGCCGCTGTTTGCATAGACCTGGGCGTTAAATATTGCCTTCCGGTATTGGTCGTTTGCCATCCTCAGGATAGCTGTCTCAGCCCGCTGCATGTCATTGGTAGTGGCCTTGATAAGCGCTTCCAGCTTACGGTCATTCAGCCGGAAGAACTCTGCGGTGGCTCCCTTGCTGATTTTCTTTGCCGGGAATCCTTTCCGGATGGCGTTCAGAATCTGGATTTCCTGCTGCATGTTGCCTCTTTGCCTGGATATCCGTATCAGTTCACCCATTTCCTTGTTAAGGTCCTGGAACTGCTTTCCATAGCGCTTCTGGTTATCCTTCTTATACTTCTCCAGGGCTTTCAGCTGCTCCGTCTGCCACATGGACCACTCAATGCCTTCCTTGGTCTCTTCCGCCCGATGCCAGTCCATGTTGCGGATCATTGATGTTATCAGTTCCTTCTCAATGGCCTGGAAGGCAGCACCTATATCATACTCATTGTGTCGCACTCATCAGCGCCCCTTCCGCTCCATCAGCTCCACCTTCCATCAGTTGACCACCTTTGTTGGCATACACCCGGAACCCCTGCGCCTTGAACTGTCTGGTCAGGTCCTTAAGCTGTGTCACGCTGCTGCACTTATCACAGCGCAGTTCCGCATACTGTTGCTTCTCGATGGCGTATATCCCGAACGGCACCTGCTCACTTGCCACCTGCAGCAGCCCCCGGTACTCCTTCTGGTTCATCTGGTACAGGCGGTTCATTACCTTGACCTTCATCCGTTCCCCCTCCCTCCATTTTCAGTTGGAAGCCGCCGGCAGCCGTACTGATCCCGGGTTCCTCCACTTCCGCAATGCCCTGCTCTGCCTTCAGCCGCGCTATCTCCTCCTGTTTCCACGCCTCGTCCTTACTGTCCCCATACAGTTCTTCTACCTGGGCCTCAATGCTCATCATGGGGGCACCGGGCCGGGCCTTGGCCAGGGTCTCCACCTGGCTCTCAAAGGATGGGTTGGCGTACTCGCCGAATGGGATGTCCACCTTGACCTCCTCAACCGGCTGTTTCAGGAGGATGTGATAGGCATTGATTGCCGCGCCGACCAGTTCCGGAAGTGTCTCC